TATATTTCCAAATATATCCGCCTGTCTTACATCTTCCATTCTTAACAGATTGAACAAGGTTTGCATTATTGATATTAAGAGTGTCGGATGCCAATTGAATAGAGGACCACTCCTTTATAAAATTGCCTTCCTTATCAAACTGGATTATTGCCTTATATCTTCTTTTACATGATACCTTCAAACTGTCGGGGCATTTACCTTTCTTAATTTCACTTAAAAGATGCCGTTGCTCAATTGACATTGGTATACCCTTGTTCCACGCTGTTTTACCCTTCTTTGCTCTACTAATCTTATCCTTGGATTCCTGAGATAAAGCACCATTACTACCCGGCCTGCGAATATTTAAAAGTTGTTTTCCTTTTATTATTTCATTGGCTGCGTGAAGCTGTTCAAACATATTCAAATAATACTGGCTGATATCTTCATTAAAAATATTTAATACTTCGAATGTATGGGCCTCAATCCCATATTTCATAAATGAATTATAAAGTTTCACCAGATTTTTATCAGGATTCTTTTGATGATGCCTCAACCGATCATTGACATTAATTGACTGACCTATATAAATCCTGCCTGACGGACTTATTATTTTATATATACCTATCATATCTTAATAATTTTCAAAGAACCACATTCCGAAACCTTCATAAGCTCCGCGATATCTTCTATCGTAAGGATTATCATCATGACCTAAATACATACTAGATCTGTAGGCTGATCTCCTGTTAGGTTGAATATCTGCAATAGTGAAAGCAGTATTCCAGAATGCAGGAAATAGTGTCGGGTATGCTTCCATGTACCTAAGTAAGCTTTGAGCATACATTTCCGCAGTTTCTTTTGTCTTATCCCTGTAGGATTGGATTTCGGTTAATGAAGCAGCTTGGCTATTCTCTCCCGACATCTTTTCAAGTCCCTTAATCTTTACCTTGTAGGAATTAAATAGTGACAGTTCATAAGTTACATACCATATCATTACAGGCTCAACATACCATTGCAAAAGCTGTACGTCTGTCGTAAGGAGAGTATTATTTGCAATACCATTTTGCAGGTAAACCAACATTGGTGTACCTAATACCCCTTGCAACCAACTATCTTGAACTAGCTTAATAACAGGTTGTACAACTTTTGGATCAACGTTTTGATCAATCACTCCATTATCAATAAGAGCTTGTGAGCTTATCAGGAGTACGTTATAATTTGAATCTAAAGGCATTGTTATTAATTTGAGTTATTATTATCTCCATCACTGTCCGCGTCCCCTGCTTCCTGGCTTCCAGGTACAGCGTCTGAAGGAGGTGGAACGGGTGCGGCTGAAGGGGGCGGAATACCTTGTGTGGTATCTCCTGTCCATGCTGGAAGGATTACGTTAGGATCTGCTTTCTTTGCGTTACCCAATACGTCAAGGTCAAGATTTGGCTGATCTCTATTACCAATCATTATTTCGCCTTCCGGTTGATTATTGGCATCATCGATAAGATTCCAGTTTTCTAGGTTCTTTCTCATTTCAGAAGGATACATACAACTTGCAAGTGTACGCGGATCAGTCAACGGCATTGTTACCGGTGGCATTGGCTTAATAGTAAGCTGAGGATCTTTAAAATTGATTCCTATCAGCTTGTTAAGAACATTCAATAACTGAATCCTACGGGGCAATACATAAGTTTTCTGAAACACTTCATACCCTATTTCGAATTCATTTTGTACACCTACTTTCTGAGCATTGGTTTGTAGACCAAATAAAGCAGGAGTTGCAACCCTATGGGCAGAAAAGATATTCTGAATAGTATTTTGCATCAGCCTGATAAATCTATCATCGTCTGAAGTCTGAATTGGAATGACCTGTGGAGCTTGTGTCCCTGGTTCATTGAACGTAATCATTTTCTGAGAACCATTAGCCCCTGAAAATTTGGTTGTAATGTCCCTGGTAATTTGTCGCTGTTCATCGTCTGTTGGCGTTCCGTCAAAGAAGTTTATTATCATCGATGCAGCCATACCATTACGGACAAGGTTGTCATGATATTCAGAAATCCCCCTATCAGTATTGATAGATGCAACAGCAGCTTCATAAGGAGGTCTACCGTAGATATTACGAGAAGTATTACCGTTGTGATAAAATATCTGTGTTCCTGTTGGATTGTCCAGGTCGAAAACATCGTATTCGATTATCTTTGCCCTTGAATAGGTTTTCCAATGCTTCGAATATTTCAGTTTTGTCTGATCGAGATTGTACCTAAATCTTTCAACGGGTATGTGATATATTTCTGAAATCTTCGGGTTATTCTTATTTGATCCCTTGCCCCATACTATCTGTAAGGCAAAACAGCCAAACATTTCGTAATCAAAAGTTATACGATACAGGATATCGTTTAAGCTGTCCCCGTTGCAATTACACTCCTGAATGAAGTCCTGAATAGATCCATTTTTTTTACTTTGCAATCCTCTTGCTACTATGTAGTCAACTTTCCCGGAGATAATTGCGCCATGTGTGGAAGAGCCATCAAATAAATCCAGAAGGTAATCAGGGTAAGCGTTCTTCTCGCCCCAAAAGATTAAATCCTCAGCCTTCTTTTCCTTATTCATAGGTCTATCAAAAGAGTCATGAAAAGTCATTTCAACTTTTGTTGCTCCACCTTCCTTTGGTTCGTCAGATCCAAACCTTACCGATGTTTTATGAAGTACGCTGCCTGATATGTTTGTTGTTGATGCCATATATTATGATAATCCGTTGTAAACGATGTACTGACTTGTTGAGCCGGTAAATGCTGTTGGTGGGGTAACTGATCCCGTCAAAATCATCTTGCCCATTTCGCATAGGTTTAACCCTGCAGGTGATAAAGAGCCTGAAGGATCTTCATATACATTGTATAGATATTGACCTAAAAGAGGGAGATATACTTGTCCTGCTGTCGGGTCGGCATTGCTGCCGGTAGTAGTGATACAAAAACGGTTGTATCTGTTTAAAGATGCGCTATCGTAAGCAAGTGTATAAACTGACTGTTTACTGATCCCGTTGATAAACTCCCATAGGAATAATGATCCTGTTCCCTGCTGCAATTCTGAGACGGTAACGGTAACGGGGTTTTGGGAGTTTTGTAATAGGATAAGCATATTCAAGAAAAAACCCGCCAACCAAATCGGCGGCGGGCTAAAAAATAATAATTATGACAAACAAATAAATCCGTTAGTGTGGTACTGTCAGTGCTGGAACAAGTCCACCTGATACCTGATAGGCGTAAGTTGGTTCAACTCCTGTAAAGGATAGTTTATACTTGCTACCGTCTCCGTATTTCTTTCCACTTTCCGCGTCGAATGTTTTTGGAACCATCCCATTGCTTGCACCATATAGCCAATACTGGCCTAGGTTATCCAATGCAATGATTGAAACATCGCTTTGAGCAAGTAAAAGAAGTTCATTTCTTTTTACTATTTCGACCCTGGTAAATTCAATGTCTACTGTTTGATCAGAATAGACAGAAGCATTTTCATCACTGATCTTTAGCTCATCTTTGAAAGTACCCGTTTCTTTACGGAAGTCATAACGGTAGTACTGATAATTAGATCCCGACTGAATCGGAATAGCTGTTACTGATCCGCTGACTACTGTTATGCTCCCGCTGATATTCTGGAAAGGCATCACAAAGATGGATTTTATACCACCTATGTTTGATTTACAGGTATCAATAGGAATATTTTGTGTGAGTTGGCAACTCATATTTATAGAATTAGTTTATTAAGAATTACTGACCGTTAAAGCCCCATACAATTTCATAAGGTCTTGCAACGTTGGCAGCAAGTGTAAACTTACTCTTCCATTGAATGTTGTCTGAGTATGGGTTGTAGATGAATTTAAAGCTGGCGGCATCATCTTCCAGGTCATTACCTTGTATAAAGTTACTTGGCTGACCTGCTAGGATGCTATAGTTAGTATTACCTGAACTATAATTTAGACCGACGAATGCCATTACATCAACTGCCGTACCTGGGATTGTAATTCTCCCATCATTAGCAGGGAAGTTAAACAAGCTGAGAGGATACAAAGCCTGCAAGGCCATGATGTATGTATTATATACGTCCCAACCAACCATTACTACAGGTTTTTCAGGTGACTGTAAAAGAGCAGGCGGAATAGCTGAATAAACTCCATTGATAATATTTACAACGTTTGACGAAGTAACAGGAGATCCAGAAGATGCGGAATAGTGTACCGAAGCTGAAACATAACCAGTAGTACCAAGTCCACCACCTAATGAAGATGATATGTTAGTAACCCATCCATTAAAGTAAGAAAGGTTATTAGTAGTTGAAGCAGTGTTACCATTAAACAATGATATTTCAATTTGCTGTTGCAAAAGACCTACGTAGTACTGTGATAACTGTTGCTCAAAAGGTACTTCCTCCTGATAAGAACCAGGTTTAAGCTGGTAAGCAAGGTAATAATTGTTCAAAGCAGGTGCGCAAAGAATTTCACCGGCCTGAATGAATCCAGGTGTCAAATAACGCTGAGTAAGTGTTACCGAACCGGAACCAACGTAAAGAGATCCGTTACCGCAGGTCTGAGACTGAAACTGTAGATCAGTAGAAATAAGGTTAATTGCGACCTGAGATTTTACCCCTGCTTGTTGTGTAACAAGTTTCGAAATTCTATTTTCGAAAAGTGTCTGGTGGACCAATGGAAACTCCATTTGATCGGTGTATGTACTTAGGCCATTTAAATTATAGGACATGGTTTATACTTTTTGGTTGATTATTTTACTTTTGATTTTTCGGCTGCATGCATAATCTGGTATGCTCTGGTTGTCGTAACATCAACATCAGCCTTTTTAAATGGGTTCTTCATTACTTCGATTGGCTTTGCACTTGGCTTTGCTGCAATCGTGTCCACTACTTCAGAAACTAGTTCAAGAGCCTTGCGGGTATCCTTTAGTTCTTCTTTAGTCTCATTCAATTCTTTTGACATAGCCGTATGCTTCGTCATATCTCCGCTCATCTTCGATTCAATGCTCTTAATTGAATCTAATAGCGGCTGCAAAGCAGTCATTAGAGATTCTACGGTTAATGGTGTGTCTGTACTTGTATCGCTATCGTCTGCTGAATCTTCTTCTTCATCAATTGCGTCCTCTGATCCTGCCGGAGAAGTTCTTTTACCTTCCTCATCCTTAATATCAGGAGCGGCCCCATGCTTTTGTTTTGGGTCGAATTTTGGATCTATTTTTTTCATTGCTGATTCTATTTTGTCTTTTACTTTCTGTAAATCTTCCGGTGAATATTGGCTTGAGTCCTGATCCTGGTTGATTCTGGCCCATGCATTTTTGATATGTGCATCTGTATCGAGAGGATATCTTTTAACTTTATCTTTCTGCAATCCAGGATCAGCATAGTCTACTGATCCGTATGGCGCCTGAGAGCTTTGGGCCTGTTCAACCGGAGCTTTAGCAACCGGCTTAACGTTTTCTACCTTAGAGGCAACGCCCTTTGAGATTGTGAACTTGCTGCCGTCTAAAGTCTGGTAATTACCATCAGGTAACGGGGAGGGCTTAGAATCAATCAGCAGATAAACAGGAATGCCATTTTTAAGAGTATCACCCTGAAATTGAATTAGAGAATGATCAGTTAATTGTACGTTGGAAAGTTTATATGGTTCTAACAGTTTCTTAACTGATAGTAAAATTTCTTTGGCGTTCATATACTATATATATCTGTTTTTTCGGATTTGTCAATTAATTGCACATATTCAGTGTTATATTTCACCCAGTAGTTCTATAACTTTCTGTAGGATTTCTTCATCAGATAGTTGAACAGATTGTTTGATCTCAATTGAATTGAAAAAACCTTCCAGGCTAAACCCAGTGAAAACACCTTCCTTAACAGATTGCCATAAATCAGGATCAGTTACCTTATATTTTGCAAAGAAGGTTTTATCTTCAAGATCTTCAAATTGCTTAGGGTTGATTCCGTTTTCCTTGTCTGAAATAAATGCCTGATATAAGTAAGCACCACCATCTACAACTAAAGAGTGTTCCAGGTTTATATTGCCCTCATTCTTCTGTTTAAAGAATTTTTGAACAATCAATTCTACATCTTCAGGAGCGAAGTAAACATTTGCTTCCTCATTCCCTTCAAAGTTTTTCCTGTAGATCATTTTATTCGGAATAAGGACTGGCCCTAAAATGACTTGCTGATCTTCATCAGCTATTGCAAACTTTAACGGCTCCCTCTCATAAGCAAATTTTAAGAATGGAACTTCTATTGCCGGTTCAGTTACAAAACTGATTGCGTCAATACCTTCTACATCATCATGAGGATCTATAATTAATCTGTAAACTGGTAATTTCTTTTTGTTTTCCTTTTTCATAATAATAAATATTCGATTGTTAAATTGTTCCAGCCTGTTGATAGCTGGCGACACGGGATTGTGTGTTAGTAATATCAGATTCAGATACTACTACCTGTGTCTGTTGGGAAGAATTACCGGCAGATATCCCGTTTATCGAATCCTGTGATAAATTAGTAGTCGGGTTACTTTGTGGTACTGATGGAGCATTAAAGGCAAGTCCAGCTCCCCCCGTCCCAGGTATCGACGGGGTAGATCCTCCACCACCACCTGAGCCGACCTTTGTACTTAGAATCTTCTTTACGCTTAATAGGCCCGCTGCCGTAACGGCTGCTGCTTCCACAAAGCTGAAAGGTGGGGGCGCTGATGCAAGGGCCATAGTAGCACCCTGATAGGTATTAATGATCGCTTGACCTACTGCAATTGCTTTACCCGCTGCCGTATGTTTGCCAACAACATTAGAAAGCGCATTTAATGCGCCTCCTATGGCTGCCACCATCTTCTTTTTACTTTCCGCTAGTTCTCTGTCAATTCTTTTTTCAGCCTCTGCGTTGATCTCCTTTGCCCTTAGAGCTACGGTATCGTTAATAACGCCCTGGCGTAGTGATTCATCTATAGCCCTGTCTGATTCCTTAAGGTCCGCAATCTTTTGGGAATAGGTCAGCTTGGTATTCTTTTCCAGTTGGCTGTCTGCTTTCTCAATATCGGAAACATACTTTTCATATCGTTTTACTACTTCCTGCAATGCGGCCTGTTGCATATCGGATATAATCTGACGGCGTTGCTTCTCGTAAGACACTTCTATTGCATTCAGATCCCCATGCGCTTGTATTGTCTTTGCTCTTAGTTCATGGTATGATTCAGTAAGACGGGCTAGTTTCTTTACATCGCTATCCTCATCCAATTCCTCACCTTTCTTTAAGAATTCTTCCGTACCCTTTAAAAGTTCCGCAGCCTCTTTAAATTGTTCTTCCTTGGCCTTTGATTCCGTCTCAGCTTGCCTTCTAAGGTGATCCTTCGAAATTTGTTCTTCCTTAGCTGCTTCCTTTCTTGCTTCCTCGGCAGCTTTCTCCGCTGCCTTCTTAGCTTCCTCAGCAAGCTTTTTATGATGATCAATAAGAAGCTTTTCAATTTCCAGGTTGTTTTTTCTAGTCTCCTTTTCATCATCCTTATAAAGTTCCTTCTTATCATTCAACTGCTTTAACTCTAGCTGAAACGTTTCCTGTCCCTTTTCTTTACGGATGGCGATAACATCATCCAGGTGATCAATTTCTTTTTGTAGTTCTTCTTTCCTTCTGGCCTCAGCTTGTGATCTTGCACTAGCTTCCTCACCTTCCCGGAAGTTCTTCACAACATTGAATCCGTCCTTAACTTGTTCTATCCCATCCTTTACACCCTTCCCGATATCTTCGAAGATCTTACCAAAATGGCCACTCTTAATATCATTGAAGACATCGATCGCGGTCTTAACCTGGGTAATCAGTAATTTGATAGGAGTAATCACCAAATTAACGACAACGCTACCAACGCCGACAAATATTTGTTTCAATTTGTCAAAGCTCCCGGACATGGACCCAACATTAGGTAGCAGTCCCTGAAATTGATTCTTCAATTCTTTCCAGTTATCAACCAGATAGGCAACCGCTGCAATGATAAGACCAATGCCTATACCTTTCATGGCATAGCCTAAACCTTTAGTTGCAAGGGTTGCGCCTTCTGTTGCCTCAGCTTGTGCAACATTAGCTTGACCTAATGCCTTACTTTCAACAGCAGCTATTTTACTAGCCTTACTGGTTGCACTGACAGCAGCATACATTTCTCTAGCAGTCCTGATACCTTCATCGAATGCCTTCAATCCTTTCAGCAATCCCATTAAAGCCTCTAATTCTTCGATCTTCTTTAACGCTTCCTCCGATGCACCACCAAATAAGACGGCAGCAGATCGGACGGCTGTAAATGCGCCTACCCCTGCTTCCCCTAACCTCATGTAGTTCTTAACCTGGTTTGCCGGGTCCGTTGCTCTGGAAAGACGGGCTAATTCCCTTTGCTTATTCTGTAGCTCCGTAAAATTGGCGAATACTTTCGGCCATCTAGGATCATCTTCCGTAATGGATAGTAATGCCTCCCTGGCTTCACGTAATTTAGATCTGAAGGATTCAACCTTCTCTACTGAGTCACCGGGATTCCATGTAAAATTTGTTTGTATCTCTTGTGCCATGCTATATTATGCTTGCCATGTTATTAAAAGTATATCCGAACTGCTAAACGTTTCACTAGTGAAGGTCTGATTGCTTCCTACTCCCGCGCCAATGCTTATGTCCTGTTGCATGACCCCATTCTTATAAAGAATAAGATCCGTCGAAGTAGAACAAGCTGCCGCAAATGTCACCTCAATAGCAGCCGTGAATCCGCTATGAGAACCCGTTACGGTTTGTCCTGCTGTAATTGATCCTACGGTGAACCCGGTGATATTATCTACTCCTGATATTGAACCGTTACTATTTTCATTCTTAATGGTTACTAATGGAGTCTGATTAACCGTTACTGTTGTCTGTACGCTATTGGTTTCACTATAATTATCATCAACAAACAATTCAAATACATAGCTACCTGTATCGCTGAATCCCGTCACTGTAGTATTCAGGCTTCCTGTACTGGTAATCGTAGGAGTCATAGGACCAGAAACCAAGAACCATATAGTACTTGAAATTGTAGAGCCGTTACAACCCGCAGCAGATCCAGAAAGGGTAACTGTTGTCGTTCCCGGTAGGGTAATAGGACCGTTATTTGATCCAGCTACGGAAGGGGTGCAAGTTGTTCTTGACGATACAGTAACCGTCATTGTGTCCGTAGCACTATAACCAAAATTATCCTGCCCGTATAACTGAAAATCATAGCTACCTGTAATCAGTCCCCCGAAAGAAGAACTAAGGCTACCCGTAAAAGATATAGCCGCCGTATTTGGTCCCGATAATTGCGACCAACGGGTGAAAGCAATAGCCGCTCCATTTGCTCCGTCTGCCGTTGCCGTACCAGAAAACACGGAACTAGTTACAGGTAAAGAAAAGGATTGATTGTCTCCCGCGTTGACAGTCGGTCCGTCTATGGTCTGTATTGCTTCTGTTACGCGTACCAACTCACACGGTGTTACCGTAGATGAATCTCCCTTATAGTCTTTGATGGCATTAATACGAAAATTAGTTTTATTGATTTGAACCGGAACGCTAAGGTCCAGGTTAGAGATGTCAACCCCTGAGAGTTTCAATGAACATTCCATATATCGCCCGTCAGGATCAGCGATTTCGTTTACTGTGTTTATCCAATATCTTGTGTAAAGGGATTTGGTCGGATAGGTTTGCGGGCTGTTAAAGAACAGCGATACAGGAGGTGCAAATAAAAGATCTTGTGTAGGGTTGATCGGATCATCCAAGTGACCACAATACGGATATTGATTCCAGGATACTGCATCCCCTTTTGTAGAACTATCACCGGAATAATACCAATAATCGGAGTTATAGATATATGGCGTGTACTGAAACCAGAATGTATTGCAGGTTGGTGAATTACTGTTTAATGGTTCAAAGTACAAAATCCTCAAATTCGTTTTGGCCGGTTTATGAGTGCTATTATTATCCGATGATTCATAAATTGCCGGGATGATAACAGAAGAATTAGTTATATAATAAAACGTATCGAACTCAGCATAATAGGTATCATTAATCTGTCCTATCGGTCTGTAAAGTGTAGTTGCTTGACCATTCAAATTAGTAACCGTAAAACTGTATTGGTTGAAAACTTCATCAATCAGATATTGAACTCCCCAGTACTCAATGGTAACACCCTTCTTTGCATAAGTGAATGGAGTGCCCGAAAAATCACCCGTAGACGAATTCCATCCAGATACAGAAATCTGGTTGCTACTAGATCCAGATACCCCACCGGCATTCAATATTTCTATTGTCGTTTCTGAAAGGATCTGAGCCGGATTATACTGAATCGAGGGAGTAGGACTAAAGATAGTATCCTTCATTACGTCTTTTACCTGATTTGAAAATTCATAACCTGTATCAATACGTAATGATCCATAAGACCAGTTACCGTACAATCCATCATATAACTTATTCCAAAAATCTTCAGCCTTCTTATAAGAAAATAATAATTGCTTGGCATCTAGCAAAGGAATCGGCTTTATCGTAATATCCGATGAGTTATCAATCTTAGCCGTCCAATCTATTGCTTGCTGCTGGGCAAAGAATTCATCTCGGGTGTAAATGGTAAAATGTTTTGGTATCTCCGTTGATTGAACAGGATACAAATTGAACAACTGAATGAAACTAGAAATAAACTCCTGACATTTTATTGACTTAGGTACGAAATCTTTGTAACGGATGTATTGCCCGTCAATCAATGGAGACAAAGCAATCTGCAATATTGGCTCAACTCCGTCAACATTAATTATATTCATACTGATTGAACCATCACTATAGCCAGAACCAACTAATTCAAATACGTCCGGTGATTCATTAGTCGTACTTGGCGCAATTAAAACCTTAATATAGTCTCCCTGGTTCAATGCAATAGAAGTGCCTGGGAACGATAGACTGACCTGATCTGATTCGACACTTGCACCTGCAAAGAATCTAAATCCATCAACTGAAATCGCTCCGTTTGCATATTGGGTGAAGTCGTATGCTGATGCATAGTTAGTACCCGCTGAGTTGTAAATCTCATAAAATATATAAACAAACATTGCAGGGCTATACATGTACCCCGTTGTATTTGTCGGTGTGAAATTAAAATTGAATTGTATGTTGGTAGAAATATTATAAATCCCTTGGTAAGGCGCTGTATACTTCAATGAACCTGAATTGTAGACATGAAAATTATCTAACAAGATCTCATTAAAAATATAGTTGCTTGCAGTCGTCGGTGAAGCTGCATAAGGAACACTTAGGTAAAGTCCAGATCCTGAGAGGGTGCTAGTAACCTCAACCGCATAGTTATCAATGATCGTAAAGTTTCCATCCTTATAGGGAATGATCAATGATTGTACATAATCTGAGTTAAGGAAATTGCTATCCCACGTATATCCGACTGATTGAAAAATAAGATTCCAGTAATCAACGGCATAGATACATGGACGGAAACAACTGGTATAAAAGTTTGTATGGTTAACGGTCAAGTCGCTACGTCCGCTGTCCTTGTCGTTACCATTTCCGCCGTAATCAATAAGCGGATAAACATAGGGAGTATTACCACGCCATGCACTTTCAATATTGAATATGGTAAGCTGATGATCATACGGTGACGGTAAATCTATAGTTTCAGACGTTTGTCCTGATGGATCTAAGGCAAGGTTAGTCGTCTGCGTCGTAAAAAGATCTTCAAGTCTTGTATTACCCAATGCTGAAATGAATCCGCCAATCTCAGAAGTGATTTGCAGGGTGTAAGTAATCATCCCATCCTTGATTGTCGCCTCCATCAGTTTTGCATAGCCGGACATGATCTCTTGCCCATCTTCCAGGACGATAGCTTTGGCCTTTTTCTTTGGATCAAAAGCATAACCGATATTTCCCGCATACTGTTGAAAGGACGGTTGAAAATCTATTTCTAAATAATCATCAAACAAATATCCATCAACCGGAAAATAATATTTAGTTACCGACGGTAAAATTTTATTACTCGATATGATTGTTCCGTTCAACTTACAAACTGCATATCCTGTACCTGATCCCGATGTAATAAATGAGAAGGCAGTATTAGGTATAGCATTATGAAATGATGTTACTGAGCTACCACTATGTACCGGGAAACTGAAAGTAAATCCTAAAGTAGTATCAGGGATAAAAGGGGTGCTGTCTATAGTGGCCGGCAATGGGTCTATTGACATCGATGTAACTGTAAGGCTGGGGACGCTATTGCTGATCCTTGCAGATCCTGTAGGAAGGGAATAGGAACTATTACCAGTACTGCGAACGTCAAACATAAAATCAAACAGCTTGTTATTATTCACTGTTCCGGGAATAACAATACTCTTAGACATATTCGAAGTCTTTTTACTTATGTCCTTCACCGAACTAAGTCCGTATGTGATACCATTCTTCAAGCTCTCGCCTTCTGTCAGATCAACAGAATATCCCTCAACGAAAAGTTGTATGGTGGATTTTCCTTTGTTACTCATTACAACATTTGCCGGTAGTCCTGTCCCGAAAGTTTAAATGTGAATTTCACCTGATTTCCTTTGTTCAATGTGCTGTTCATGATCTTGTAATCATCATCCTTCAAGTTTGCGGCCTGCAATACTCCGTTGACATCTTCCAAAAAGATAACGGGAGAGGAAAA